TCTCTTACGCGAAATTTTACGACCGCCTCAACCAATCCTCCGTCAGACGATTCTCTCGCTTGTTCAGATTTTGCGTCGATTGCCGCGTCAATGTATTCCAATAGTTTGGTCAGTAGTTCTTCGTTCATATCTTTGCATTCCTAGCTAGTATTTTATCAGCAACCGCTGTGCATCCCTTGTTTCCATAGAATCGAAGCACTTCAATCTCACGCTCCAGCCGCTTGATGCGGTCTTGAAGCCGCAGGTTTGCCTCATCCAACAATTGCTGCTGACGGATGATTGCGTTGGACGCGGTGAGTTCTCGTTCAAGCCTCCTGCACAGCATGCCGAGTTCGGCCACGTTGTGAGGAGTGTTGTCTGATATTGGGGTATCGCTCACTTGCCCCCCCTCGCTTTGAGCAATGCGTCGGCTATTTCGTAAGCCATAATCGCGCTCTGGTTTATGTTGTTGTACCATCCCACTTCATTGATTGCCTTCGCCGCGAAGTAGTCGCGCAGGGTCATGCCTTCTCCGGTGGAGTAGAAACCATTTGAATGCTGGCTAGGAGGGGAAGGGAAAGCACTTCCTCCGTCGTTGATTGGTTGGTTGGTCATTTCGATTCCTGTCTCTTTAGATATTCTGCAATTGCTTCATCTGCCAGTCCCTGAGTTCTATATCCATTTTTGATTGCGTATGCCTTTAACTCAGCATGCACATCTGGTGACACTAAAACGTGTTTAACAAGATCACGGTTTCGTTTGGGTTTGTTTGTTCTTTTTGTTTCTGTTCCAGTAGCTGACTTCATATCTTTTAAGTTTCTTCGCTGCACGATAGGTTTCACCGGCTTGGCTCCTGCTCATCTGGTACACCCCGGTACCATCGTTGATCATTCGTTTGACCTGCTCGCTCATCGACCACCTCCCTGGGCGTAGTGGAGGACCAGTAGGGCGTCACAGTTCTTAAGCGTGACATCGAGGTGCGGATACAGTTCCTGGGCCTTGGCCTTGAGCTTGCGCTTCCACTCCGCGGAGTTGGCGCAGGAGCGTTTACCACCCAGTCCAAGAGGGTCTTGCCATACCTTGGGTTCCACGCGGTGGAGGGCGTATCCAATGGAGTAGGCCAATCCTTGGATGATGCCGTAGTTCTCATGTAGCGTGGCAACGCTTGCAGCAGGAGTCAGCTTGCTCACGAACTTGGGGACCTTCTCAATCCAGAGATGGCTATCTGCTAATTTGAATCCGCTTAGTAGTTGCGCCATATCGGGCAATGATTCGGGCATTGCGAACAGGAGGATCCCGTCCTTGGTGTGGATTGCGAACCCGCCGTTCACGCCGGGGTCACAGGCTACGATTGTTTTGCTCATTGGTTTTGGTTTGTTGGGACTTGATGGTGAGAGTGTGGCCTACGTAGACACCTGCGATCACGCAGAGTGGCATCAGCACGGCCATGGAGACGATGGTGAGTGCGGTGCTCATGCGAAGTGGCATCCGAGTTCCTTGTAGCACTTGATGCGTTTCTTGGCGTGGGCTTCTGCGAGCGGATGGAAGGTGTCCCGGAAGTCGTGGATGATCGCGTGGTCCTTTCCTGGCGCTCGACGCAGCGCACGGCTGGCCCGCTGGATAGTCTTCTGGGCACTGCGACCACCGGAGACCATGACCAGCGTGTGGACGTTCGGCAGATCCAATCCCTCGTCGGCCAGAGAGGTGGCGATCAAGATCTGGATGTCTCCTTTCCTGAACGCATCCATGACATTGGCTCGGACCTTCTTCGGAACCTTCGAGTGAATGCAGACAGCGCCAGACAGCAGCGATGCGAACCACATCCCGAGTGTGACTCGTGGAACCAGAACCAGAGTTGGACATTTCGATCCACCGGATGCTGATGCCATAGCCGCTGCCATTCCGTTTCGATCCATGTTCTTGCAGATTCCGATCTCGGTGATCGCTTCCCAAGCGCACATCGCACGGAGTTCGGCGTGTTTGATCCGCATGTAGCGTTTGCGATCGTTGAAGAGCATCTCGATGTGATCATCGATCTTCTGCTGGAGACCTTTGTCGCTGGCCGAGTGCATGTACACGGTTGCGTGGGCCAGAACTCCTTGGAGTTCCTCGCGCTTGATCTCGAACTGATTGCCGCGGAACAGCTTACGGAGTTCTTCGTTTCGCTCGCCGTCATCGGACCAAGGCGTTGCGTCGAAGCCAAACCTCAGTCCCTTGCACGACTCGATAATGCGCTTCCATGTGGTCGCAGGCGCATGCTTGGCTTCATCGACGATGATCAGTTTCTTGCTGCTGAAATCTACGGATTCGTGGGGGCAGCGCACATCGACGCGAGTAGGGTCCACACCCACAGCCACGAGAGCATCGCATGCCTGCTGACAGGTCTCACGAGTGGGAGCAATCCAACCAAAGGTCCAGCTAGGATCCTGTGAGTAGTGCTTGATGATCGATGAAGCGATCAGTGTCTTGCCGCATCCTGCTGGTGCGATGATGAGTCCATCAGCTCCAGACTTGGCCCACTCGACCGCTCGTTGCTGGTAGGGACGCAGCAGAAATGCTTGCGTCGAAATGGTTTCCGGATGATCTTTGGTCTGCATAGCGTGTCGTTGCGCTTTGTTTGTTTGTTTTGGACTCATGTCACCCCCCGGAGCCTGCACTCTCCGGGGGGCTTTTGTTTGTAGGTCAGATGGTGTCGTTATCGCTCGGCACCTTCTTCATGCGACGGACTCGAAGAGCGGTCTGCTCAGCACCGAACTTGTCGGTGTACTTCTCCTCTTCTAGGACGATCACGAGGGACAGTCCAACGAAGCCTTGGAGGAATCGGAAGAAGGCTCCGTTGAGGCTAAAATCGAACTCAGCACCGTCATCGATGTTTGCCTCGGTCGCACTGATCAGCGCCTGAATGCGCCACATCATGGTGTCCTTGAGAACGAAGCGGTCGCTGATGACCTCCCCGGATGGACCCTTGTATCGCAGGGTTGCGACGCTGTTACCGCTCTTGTCCAGACCGTCATCCTTACAGGAGTTGACGATGACAGTGTATTCGCCGGGGCCGGCAAACGGCTTCACTTCGGCTTGGGAACGATCGACTTTGAATTTCATGTGTTGGGATGTGTGTTGTTTATTCGGACTGACGAGCCGCCCACGCGGGCAGCGAGAGTGATTGGATGGTTGATGAGTAACAAGGCCAAGAGTTGAGCTGTTGGCATTCGACGAACGTGCGGAGTTGCTCCTCGATGATTGAGTGACCGAGGTCGATGGCCTGTTGATCGAGTTCGTAGCAGGCCACGCCATAGGGCGCTTCCTTCTCGACTGCGATGAAGATGAACCGGTTGACCCCGGTCATGCGCTGGTACCACGCGGCTTGCACGTGATAGCGGAACTGGGCGCACGACTTGCCGAAGGACGCGGGTGAGGCGTCCTGGGTGGTTTTGACATCGATGATGTAGTCCTCGGCGAGGCCGTCGATGCGAGCCTTGACCTTCACGCCATTCCACGAGTCGAAGCACGAGACCTCGGTCTGGATGCCGTTGAGTAACGGCGCTGCGGCAGGGTGAGCGTGAACCGCGGCTGCGGCTCCGGTGATGTTGTCCCACTGCTCTTGATTGAGCGTGTTCATGCCTGAAGCGATGACGGCCTCGTAGGCTGCTTTGCCGTCCTTGGTGCGGCGATCTCCGGTGAACACCGCGTAGGACTTGGCGAACAGCTCAGGCTCAAGGATCGCCATGTGAACGGCGGTCCCGAACTCCAGTGCAGGTGACGACTCGTTCTTGGTCGTGCCATCCTGCCAAGCGCGGAAGTGAGCGGGCGACTTACGGAACTGATCGAGTCCAGACTTCGAGAGTGCCTTGGTGCCGTGGTAGATGGCAGCAGGCATGTTGCAGATGATTTCTCCGCTCACGGCTGCACCTCCGCGTTCACGATCTCAGGGGTCACGATCACGGGCAGCTTGCCGAGGATCAGGTCAGGCTTGCTGATGTACTTGCTGGCGAAGGTGTCATCCAGATCGCGGAATGTCTGGCCTTCCTTGATGCGACCGGCCTTGAGCAGCAGCGCGTTCACATCGGACTCGCGTGACTCGAAGAGTTCTTCCAGCTTGGCCAAGAGGTCGAAGCTCTTAGTGGGAGCGACAGGCGTCTCAGCAATGGCTGGCTGGAAGTCCTCGGTCTCTTCCGGTGTGTAGATGCCGGCCACCACTTCAGGAGCGAGCATGCGGATCGCTTTGCTGATGCACCGAGCGCGGAGCATGGCACCAGGATCCTTGGCCCATCCGGAACCCGGCTTGGCAGGGAGTAGGCCAGCGAGCTTGGCGTCCTCAGTGGAGAACCCGATCTCGCACTGGTTACCATCGTAGGACCAGACAGCGATGGCTGCCTTGGTATCGAACTGCTTCCACACCACCTTGCCACCGCGGGCGCGGTAGCCGGCCAGCATGGCATCGGAGCGCATGCTGAGGGAGCCGTTGATGATGTGGTATTCCCGGCGGAAATCGAACGGGGTCTTCTTCTCGGCGGCGCACTGCCACGCGATGAGCTTGCCCTGTTCGACCTTGGTGCATCCCAGCATTCCGCTGGCTGCGATCCACTCGCCCATCTTCTCGATGGCGGTGATGGGGTCTGCGATCTTGCTGTACATCTCGGAGGATGCATCAGCGGTTGTCGTTGCGATTGCGTTCATTTGCTGTTGTTTCGGAGTAGTTGCTCGATGACGTCGGAGCGAACACGGATCGTGCGCTTCGTTGCCTTCATGGCTGGAAGCCGACCATCCCTGATCCATCGACGCACCGTCTCGGGATGAGTCCCGAGGGTCTGTGCGATCTCTTTGATCGAGAGTAGTTTTACGCTCACGGGGAAGAACGTGCCCCGTGTTGCCGAGTGTTGCAAACTATTTCTTGCGGAAATTATTCCTCGAAGCCTCGGCGGGGAGCGACCGGAGTCAAAGTCTGGCCGGATTCTCGCAATTCCTTGAGGAATCTGAGCTTTCCGAGCTTGAGTCCGTTGTCGTAAGCCTCAGACAGCAGCTTGATACGAGCTTCATCGCCGCGCTGCTGGTAGGCACCGCTCATAAAGGCTCGTTCAGAGAACTTCCGTCGGTAAAACCCTACGAGTTGAGCGTATCGGTCGAACTGCTCAGGCGTCATCCGCTCGAACGTCTGGTTCTTGTAGGTGAGCTGCGGATTCGGCACTGACGGGAGCGCCTTGTTGTCCGCAGTCCTGCGCCACACGCGGTAAATTGAAGCATTCAGTGGATCGGCATCGATCTCTCGGTTCTTGGCGAACGAAAGGAACTGGTACACCCACGGGTTGTTGCCCTTCGGTGTCTGTTCAACCGCTTCTCCCCACAGATCACGGCGCACCGGCATCGCATTCGGATCCTTCGTGCCAGGGATGGCCAACCCAAGGGCTGCGAACCGCTGGTTCAGCTCGTTCACGGTGTCCTTGATGATGCCTTCTCCGCCCGTGACGGGCAGGTACTCGCGTTCAGCGCGGCGGATAGACCCAAGAGTCGAAGGAGCGATGGGAGACGCAGCGGTGACCGCAAGATTCTTCACGAACCGCTCAAGCGAAGCGCCCGATTCCTCGGACATCAGCTTGATCAGGTCGCTCGTTCCTTTGAGGAACTGCTGCTCCATTACAAAGTTGATGCCAGACAGAGCAGACCCCTTTCCGAGGGCGAAGAAGTCAGGTTCATCGGTGCGTGAACGCTCTGCGATACGCTTTGAGGATCCAACGATGATGCCGAGAGCGCCCATGGTCCCGAGGGCTGACAGGTCTTTGACCGTATCACCCGGCTGGAAGCTAGGATCCTGACCCGCAGTGAGGCGTCGGAGGGCCGACACGTTGAGAGTTCCGGGAGGCATGACACCACCAGCCTTGGCCAGCTCACGGGCCTTGTTCGTCTCGCCAGGAGTGTCGAGGTTGGGGGTGACGATACCCTTGTCGTATAGATAGGAGAACGCCCCCATCACCATGCTTCCAACGATGAGCCGGCCAACAGCCTGCTCACGGTCGCGCACACTCATGTTGCCCCAGTCTCTAAGAACGCCAGCAGGAGTGAACTGCAATGCTTCTGCGGCGACGTTGATCGGCGTCTTCTGGAAGAGCGAGATCAGGCGGTACGGGACGTATCCAAGAGAACCAGTCTCCTGTTTGATGAACCGGTTGATACCGGCCACCATGCGGGTAGCGGAATTGTCCTGCTGGAACACCGACCGAGCGGCCTCGGTTTCGATCGTGTTGATGTCATCCGCGGTGAATCCCTTGCGCCCATTGGCACGAGCCTGATCAGAGATCAGCGCAAGCTCAGGATCCTTGAGTGCCAGCTTGATTTGACTTTCGGTGAGACCGCGCATGCGTCCCAACTCAGAGACGATCGCCGCACGGTTGGCCTGCTTGAACGGGATGTCGGTCGCCTGAGTCAGTCTCAGCATGATGTCGGGCATCACGCCTACCGTGGCTTCTACGATATTGCGGGCCACGTTTCCTCGGTACTCACCGGACATGGCCTCGTACAGATTCTTCCACGCCCGCTGGAAGTTGAGCGGGTTTCCGATGCTTGTTCCCAGTTCGTATGGGTTGGCGTTGGAACCCCTGAGAATCGCTTTCTGTGCAGCGGGCAAAGATTGTCCAAACGCCTTGATACGATCGAGCAACCGAGACCTGTAGTTGTAAGCGTTGTTCTTGCTTCCAAACAGCGCCATGTCGATGAGTGACGAGGTGAGATCGGCAGTCTCACGGAGCGGCA